AAATAGCATTCAACGCAATCCTACGTTTATGAAATTAAGACCAATAATTATTGACGAAGATTTCAAAATTCTTGGAGGAAACATGAGACATAAAGTGTGTATACATTTAAGAAAAAGAAGAGTCTGGACTGATATGTTTACAAAAGAGATGGCTAATGAAAATAATATTGAGGCTAAAAAAAATGGTGAGCCTATTAAAAGCTATGAAGAATATTGTGATGAAATAATGATAAAAGATAATAGTCATAATGGGGATTGGGATTATGATATTTTGGGGAATGAGTGGGATTCTGCTTTATTGAAAGAATATGGGGTTGACGTTTGGCAAGACCCAAAAGAGATAGAAGAAATTATTGAAAAAGAAAATAAATTAAATGATATTAACAACACTATCTTAATAAAATTTAAAAAAGAAGATTTTCCAGAAGCTGAAAAATTAGTAAACTATTGGGAAAAAAAAGACGTTTATTTTGGTGGAATGATTTTACAATTTTTAAAAAATAAAAAACATGAATAATTTAATTTTAGAAATAACAATAGTTATCATTTGTATTATAATAATTTTTAATTTAATACATAATAAAAAATATACAAATAAACTAGAAAAAAATCTAGAGCAATGGGACTATGAAAACAATGTAAATTATAATGAGAGGAAGAAAAAAAATACCAACTAAAGAGAAAGAACTTAGAGGGACATTGAAACCAGAAAGAGTTATTCCTAATGAAATGACTGTTAGTCTAGTCTCAAGTTTACCAGACCCTCCAGAATGGTTGACTGAAATTGGTAAAGAAGAATTTACTAAGGTATGTTCTGAACTATTAAACAAACAAATGTTACATCAAATTGACATGAGATTAATAGAGGCTTATTGTAATGCTATGGCTTTACATATTGAGACTGAAATAATGTTAAGAGAAAAAGGTAGGATTCAAGTTTACAGAGATGAGAATGGAAAGATTAAACACACTCAGTCAGTACCATATCAAACTATAGCAGACAAAGCACTAGACAAAGCATTAAAAATAGCGGTACAATTTGGATTGACTCCAAGTGCCAGAAGTAGTATATCACAGCCAACATTAATTCAAAACAATAATGAATACAATTTCTTCGAGTAAATACTATTTTGATGACGTCGAAGCAGATAGAGCTGTTGCTTTTATTGAGACAATGATTAGACATTGCAAGGGAGAGTTGTCTGGTAAACTTTTCAAACTAGAAGACTGGCAGAAAGATGATATTATTAGACCACTATTTGGAACTAAACACAAAAAAACTGGATTGAGAAGATACAGAACTTGCTATGTTGAGATACCAAGAAAAAATGGTAAATCTACTCTTGGTGCTGCGATAGCTTTATACATTCTATTTGCAGATTCTGAAAGGGGCGCTGAAGTATTTAGTTGTGCTGGGGATAGAAACCAAGCAAGCATAATTTTTAACATTGCAAAGTCAATGGTTGAAATGTCTCCAGAACTTTTTAAACGTGGCAAACTTTACAGAAATTCTATTGTTAACCCAGCAAAAGGAAACGTGTATAAAGTTTTATCTTCAGATGCAAAGTTACAACATGGTCATAATGCTCATGCAGTATTATTTGATGAATTGCATACTCAGCCAACTAGAGAACTTTGGGACACTATGCTTACGTCAACTGGGGCTAGAACTCAGCCAATTATAATGGCTATCACAACTGCTGGAAGTTCAAAGTCAGATGGGAATATTTGCTGGGAGGTACATGACTATGCTGATAAAGTAAGTAAGGGAATAATCGATGATGATTCCTTTTTGCCAGTTATTTATGCAGCTGATGAGGAAGATGATATTACTCTAGAAGAGACTTGGATAAAAGCAAATCCTAATTATGGAAAAAGCATTAGAAAAGATTACATGCAAGGTGAAGCTAAAAGAGCAACTGAAATTGTATCTTATGAGAATAGTTTTAAGCGTCTTCACCTAAACATCTGGACTAGTTCAGTCACGAAATGGATTTCTGATAGTAAATGGTTAGAAAATTATGAAGATATTGATATAAAATCTTTAGAAAATAGGGAGTGTTGGGGTGGTTTAGACCTTGCATCTACTAGAGATTTATCCAGTTTTGTGCTTTTATTCCCTATGGATAATGGAAAGTTTGTAGTATTACCTCACTTTTTTATACCTAGAGACACTATATATACTAGAGTTATGAAAGATAAAGTTCCATATAATGAGTGGGAACGTGCTGGATTAATGAATATTACAGAGGGAGACGTGCAAGATTATGAAGCAATAAGAATTAAAATCAATGAGTTAAGAGAAAAATACAATATTATATCAGTAGCTTTTGACAGATGGAATTCATCAAGTCTAGTTGTTAACTTAGCAAATGATGGTTTAGCACTTTCTCCATTTGGTCAAGGGTTTGCATCTATGAGTAGCCCAACAAAAGAACTTGAAAAGATGGTTTTAAATAAAGACATAAATCATTTAAACAATCCAATTTTAAGATGGCAAATGAGCAATGTAAGTTTGCGTACAGACCCAGCTGAAAATATTAAACCAGACAAAGCAAGGTCTTCTGAGAAAATTGATGGAATTGTAGCAATGATAATGGCTCTTGGTGAGTGGTTAACAGATGAATCAGAGGGGGATAGTGTGTATAATGATAGAGGATTAATTTCAATTTAAAATGACAATACCAGTAGAAATTCTAGTTTTATTAAGTGCAAGAGGATTTGAAGAAAGATTTTTTTATTATTCTAAAAATGAAAAGACATACATAAGAGCTTATGAAAAAACTGAGCAAGAGTACAAAGAACATTTCGGCAAAAACAAATACTCTAGTTATGATAGTTTTAGAGTTGTTATGAATAGAAAAAATAAAAAATGAAACTTTGTTTCAAGATAATAAATATGTAAATACTATATTTGTGAAAATATATTTTTTTACATGGGATTATTCGATTTTGTAACAAACCTATTTGTTGCTAAAGATAAAAGGTCTATCAATTATTCAAATGGAACAAGTTTTGGTATGGTAGGCGGTGGAACTGGAATACCAGTTGACGAAAATACAGCACTAACAAATACAGCAGTTTGGGCAGCAGTCAGAATACTATCTGAGAGTGTTGCTCAGTTACCTTTGCAACTATTTGAAAGACTACCAAACGGAGACAAAGAACAAAGAGCTGAACACCCACTTTTTAAATTACTGCATAATAAACCAAATGAGTTTATGACTCCATATACTTTCATGAGTAAAGTAATGGTCGATATAACTACTAATGGTAATAGTTATGTTAAGATAATAAGAAATGGTGCTGGAAGACCATTAGAACTTTTGCCATTAAACATAGAAGATGTTGAGGTTGTAGAATATGAAGAAAAGTATTATTATTCAGATAAAAAAACTGGTGAAAGTTTAGATATTTATGACGTTTTACATTTTAAAGGCTTATCAAGAGATGGTCAAATTGGCATGAGTCCAATTGATGTTTGTGCAAATTCTATTTCTTGGGGGTTAGGGCTAGAGACTTATGGCAATGACTACTTTAAAAATGGCGCTAAACTTTCTGGAGTATTACAAACTGACAGAGCTTTAACTACTGAAGCAATTGATAGATTAAAAAATAGCTTTGCTCAAAATTATTCAACACTTGGAAACTCACAAAAAACATTAATCTTAGAAGAGGGGCTAAAATTTTCTCCAATTTCTCTATCAAATGAGGCATCACAATTTTTAGCTAGTAGGCAATTCTCTATAGAAGAAATTGCTAGAATTTTTAATATTCCCCCTCATCTTTTACGTGACTTATCAAAGTCATCATTTAACAACATACAAGAACAGTCTAGAGAGTTTGTTCAATACTCATTAATGCCTTATTTAATATCTATAGAGCAAGAAATTAACAATAAGTTGTTTAAAAAATCTGAGCTAGGGAAGTTGTATTTTGAATTTAATGCAAAAGCATTATTAAGAGGAAACCCAAAAGAAAGAGCTGAATACTACAGAACTATGCTGAATATAGGTGCAATGTCTATCAATGAAATTAGACAAAAAGAAAACATGAATAGAGTTGATGAGGGAGACAATTTGTTCATGCAATTAAATATGGCAACACTAGACACTATTATAAAAGGTGAAGAACTAGATGAAAATATAAATGAAGAAATTACAGAAGTAGATGAATAAAAAGGAAAATAAAATAGAAACTGAATGTACTATGGAAAAGAATGAAAAGAGACATGTCAAAGAAATAATAGAAGATAACGAAACTATCACTATTGTATATGAAAAAGATGAAAAATTTGAGGGTATCAAAATTACAGATGATGGCGGAGACCCATCTGAAGACGAAGCTGAGCCAATGGGTGTGGACGATACTGTATCAGATGATTCTGAAGAAGAAACTGAAGAAGAGACTGACGAAGTTTTGGAAGAAGATGAAGATGAAAATGCTTTAGAAGATGAGTTAGAAGAAGAAGAAGAAGATGAAGAAGAAGATGAAGAGTATTCTAGAAGCGTATGGGATAAAACAAACTCAACTGAAAAAAGATTCTTTAACATAGAAACTAGAGTAGACAAAAAAGGTAAAAGAAATATTGTTAGTGGTCATGCTGCTGTGTTTAATCAACTTTCTGAAGACTTAGGTGGATTTAGAGAAATGATACAAGTTGGGGCTTTTGATGATGTCTTAGATAATGACGTAAGAGCTTTTTTTAATCATGACCCTAACTTTTTACTAGCAAGAACGTCTAGCGGCACTTTAAAACTTGGAGTAGATAAAAAAGGATTATCATATTCTTTTGATGTTCCAGACACTACTGCTGGAAGAGATTTAATTGTTAGTATGGAAAGAGGTGATATTAGCCAGTCTTCTTTTGCTTTTAAAGTTGAAAAAGATTCATGGTCAGAAAACAATGGAACTGAAATAAGAACTATTGAAAAAGTTGGTAGATTATTTGACGTATCACCAGTTTCTATTCCAGCATATCCAGACGCTAATGATTTGGTAGTCGCTAAAAGAAGTTTAATGACACATAAAGATAAAACAAAAATAGAAAATGAGAATGAGTGGCAAAAAAGAACTGATTTGCTTAAATTAAAAATTAATATAATAAAAAGAAAATTAAAATGAAAAAGAGTTTAGATTTAAAAGAGACTCGTTCAGAATTAGTTTCTAAATTAGAAGAAGTGCATTCACTTGCTACATCTGAAAAAAGAGAACTAACTAAAGACGAATCTACTAATGTTGATTCTTTCATCTCAAAAATTGACACTTTAGATGTTGATATTAAAAGAGCTGAAAAAATTGAAACTGAATTAAGAAACGCTGCTTCAACATCTGGAGTAAGTGTAAATACGCCACACGTTGCAAAGGAAACTAGAAGCTGGAGTTTATTTAAAGCAATTAAAGACATTCAGTCTACTGGTAAATTAAGTGGACTTGAGGCAGAGATGCACCAAGAAGCTGAATCAGAAGCTAGAAAAGGTTTACAAGGTATAGGTATTCCAACAATAATGACTGAAAAAAGAGCTATTGACCAAACAAACTCTGCTATTGCACCAGTTGCTGTTGGTACTTACATTGATTCTTTGCAAGAAGCTGGCCTTTGGAATAGAGTAGGTCTTAATAACTTAGGTACTGTTGCTGCTGATACTGTTCTTCCAATTGCTGGAGGGTCTACAGTAGGTTGGCAAACTGAAGTTGGAGCTGCTGCTGATGGTGGAGCAAACTTTGGTAAAATAACTTTGACACCAAAAAGATTAACTGGATACGCTGACTTATCTAATGTAATTTTAGCTCAAAATGGTACTGCTGCTGAAGCATCTGTAATGAATGATTTAGGACGTAATATGGCAACACAAATTGACGCTGCTATGTTTGGCTCTACATCTGTTACTAATGCACCAGCTGCTATTGCTGCAACTACTGGAGTATTAACATTTACTGAGTCAACTACTGCTGGTGGTGCTGGAATGACTGAAGACATGTTGACTGCAATTCAAACTATTGCTGATAATCATGGTTTAGATGGTAGATTAGCATTTGTAAACGATTGGACTATGTACTCTAACTTAAAGCAAGGGGTGCAAGTTTCTGGAGTTTACCCAGCTTACGTTGATGATAAATTAATGGGGTATGATGGATACTTTAGTTCAGCGCCAGCAAATGTTGCTGGAACGTCTGCAGATGGATTATTTGGAGATTTTTCTAGAGTTTATTTATGTCAATTTGGGCCTAGTAATATTTTAGTAGACCCATATTCAGCTGCTTTAACTAATGAAGTTAGATTAGTAATGAATAATCATTTTGACTGGGGAGTAGCTGATGGTGCTTCATTTGTTAAATACACATCATTAATATAATAGTTAAATTTTGGAGGATTTTGGGGGGTGAAATACCCCTCAATCTTCACCAATTAATAAAAATATAAAATGTCAAGAAGTTCATACATAGCATCACCATCTATACTTAAAATAGTTTCTTTAACAGAAGCAAAAAATCATTTAAGAGTAGACCATACTGAAGATGATTCATACATTAGTAATCTTATACTTGCATCTCAAGAAGTAATAGAAAATTATTGTAATATTAAAATTATGGAAGTTGGTGTAGTTCAATATTGCGATACATGGAGTGATACTTTTGAGCTTATTTTTTCTCCAGTTGTAAATAGTGGTAAAGCTTCCATTAGTCATATAAAGTATTATAATGACGCTGAGCCTCCAGTTTTGACAACTTGGGCTGCTTCAAATTATATTTTTGATAAATACTCATCACCAATGAGAATAAGGTTAGCTGACTTAGAGGGGATTGATGGCTATCCAGATATTGCTGCTCAACTAAATGCAATAGAGGTTAGTTATGATGTTGGATATGATAATGACGCTGATGTGCCACTAGCTTTACAACAAGCATGTTTAATATTAGTGGGGCAGTGGTATGAGAATAGGCAAGTTGCTGTAGTAGGTCGTAGTGTTGGAAAAATACCAATGACTGCAACTTATTTAATGGATAGATTTAAAGTTCAAACTTTAGGACTTAACTAATGTTAGATATTGGCTCATTTGATAGACGTATTACAGTACAATATGCTACTACTGGAAAAGATGATATGGGAGGAACTACAAAGACTTGGGCTGAGAAGATAGTATGTTGGTCAAAAGTAGATTATAAAGACGCAAACACGAAAGAAAAAAATAGTAGTATTAACTCATTTCAAGAAGTTGAGTTTACTATAAGAAATAGAGGGGCAAGCTCTCAACAAATAACTGGTAACAATATGAGGGTTTGTTATCCAGTACAAGCTGATGGCTCATTAATATATGGTGAGACTCAGTATTATAATATAATTGGCGTAAGCCAGTATGGAGGAAGAGATAAGTATAAAATTTTATATACAGAACTACAAACTAATAACTTTAGACAACAATGATAACATTCAAACTAGAGGGACAAAAAATTGTATCTGAAGCTTTAGAAAATATTGGTTTGTCTATGCAAGATAAAAAGAAACTTGAAAAAGATGTTTTAAGACCAGCTGCAAAAATAGTTGTTAAAGTAATGAGGTCTAAAGCACCTAAACTTAAAGGTAATAGGTCTTTTGATGTTTACAGAACTGCAAAGCTTAAAAAAGGAATGAGAGCGCCAAAAGGAATGGGTCAAGTTTATGCTAGAATAAAATCTGGTCAATTAAGAAAGTCTATATGGTATTTTAATACACCATCAACTAGACGTTATCCAGCATTAAATATAGGGCCTAGATATAAAAAAGGAGTCTGGGCAAAACCAGAGAAAGGAGGTTGGCACATGCACTTTGTTCAAGCTGGTTATAGAGGAAAAAATAAAGTAGCACCAAATACATTTGTAATGGATTCATTTATCGCAACATCAAAAGGGGTTGGCAATTTAATGAAAAAAAATACTATGAGAATGTTGAAAAAAATGGTAAAAGTTGAGGGAAGAGGGTATTTTAAAATAGCAGCATAATGGCAGTAGAAAAAGCAATATATTCAATATTAGAGAATTATCCTCAATTAAACAGTGCAAATATTACATTTGGAGTAAATCAATCAATAGCTACTCAGTCAACTCCATATCAACAGCCTCAGATAATATTTTATAAGAACTCAACAGATTCTTATGCTACAAAAGGAACTACTGGGCCTTTGTCTGGGAGAAGTACAATTGATAGAGCAACTATTAAGGTTGAGGTATTAGCTGAAAGCGCAACAACACTAGCTTCATTAGTTCAAAATGTTAGAGGTGCTTTAGATAGAAGAGCTGGGACTTTTGGAGGTTGTGAAGTGCAGAGTATTGACTACTTAAATGAAGATAATTCATTTGAGTTTGATGATGGTTTGAGTAATAGAGGTTGGTATCAGACAAATCAGTATTATGCTGTGAGGTTTGTGCCTAGTTATGTATAATTAAAATAAAAAAAATGGAAAAAAATTGGTGGAAATTAATCAAAGAATGGACTGACCATAGTGGAAAAGTCTATGAAATAGGGGCAGAAATAGGCATAAATAATGCACAAGCTAAAAGATTTGCAGAGCAAGGATATGTTGAACACCCAGATGTAGAAAAAAAAGCAAAAAAAACAACAAAATTTGAAAAGGTTGAGGTAAAAAAAACAAAAGAAGATAAATAATTAATTAAAAAAAAGAAAATAAAATGGCAACAAATAACGTTATAAATGGGACTCTTGCAGTTATTAAAACTGGGACAACTCATGCAGATGCAACAACAATTGCACTATCTACGTCAGCATCACTTTCTTTTTCTATGGAAACTCGAGACATATCTAATAAAGGCTCTGCTGGTTGGAGAGAATTATTAGAAGCTCAAAAATCTTGGTCAGTTTCTTGTGAGGGGGTTTATGCTATGCTAGATGCTAGTGGTAGTGCTGTTAAAAATTATGAAGATTTTTTCGATTTAATGACAGCTAGAACTCCATTATATATTGAAATTAATACTGGTGTAACTGGTGATATATATTATGGCGGAGAATGTTATATTACATCATTAGAGCAAACAGCTCCAATGGAAGACAATATGACTTACTCAATGAGTTTTGAGGGGACTGCTACATTATCAAAAGGTACGCAGGCTTAATATTAACTAGAGTGAAGTTTGGGGCAATTCTACCTTTCGTGGGTTTGCCCCTTACTAAGCTCATAACACACGAAAGATATGTTTGAATATGTAGATGTAAATGGTAAAAAAATGGCTGTAAAGTTTGGATTTAATGCTTTACGTCATTTTAGTAGAATGACTGGAATAAGTATTGGTCAAATGGAAGACTTAGGGAATAATATGACTTTTGATGTAGCTGTTCACTTAATTTATTGTGGGCTTCAAGATGGTGCTAGAGTTACAAAAGAAAAGTTTAATTATGAGGTTGAAGATTTGGCTGATGATTTAGACTCTGACATGACTATTATTGAAAGATGTATGGAAATTTTTGCTCAGCAAATGGGTAAAGATAAACCTAAAAAGAAAGGAAAGGGAAAAAAGTAGAAGCGGAGAGAGTAGAATATGAATGGACTTGGGATAAGATAGAGCAACTAGGTCTAGGGCAGTTAAGAATGACATATTCAGAGTTGTATGATTTGACTCCCTCCGCATTCTGGAATGCAGTTGATGGGTTTGCTATTCATGCTGAAAACTTGGATAGAAAAGAGTGGATAAGGACTAGGTGGAGTACATGTTTACTTATTAATGTTAATCTACCAAAAGGCAAACAAATGAGTCTTGACAAACTTTTACCTTTTGACTGGGAAGAAAAGCCAGAAAATGAAATAAAAACTTTAGAAGAAACATTACTAGAGTTAGAGAAAACTGAAAAGAAACGTAAAATATAAAAAATGGGAGACGCAGCATTAAATGTAAGACTAGGGGCGAAAACAAAAGAGTTCAATGCTAAACTATCTCAAGCTTCTTTTAGATTAAAAAAATTCGGCAAACAAGTTAGTGGGTTAGGCAGAACTATGACCACCAATTTCACTATGCCTATAGTGGCTGCTGGAGTTGCTTCTGTTAAATTATCTTTAGACTTTCAAAAATCAATGACTAAAATTGAGACTCTTGTTGGTAAAACAAGTGGCGAGATAGAGGTTATGAAAGATGGGATAATGGATATGGCTCAAGAGACTGCAAAGAGTCCAGTTGAATTAGCTGAGGGGCTTTATTTCTTGGAGTCTGCTGGTCTGAGAGGGGCAAATGCTATGGAGACGTTAAATAATGTCGCAAAAGGCTCGGCTAGTGGTTTAGGGGATATGGAAAGTCTGGCTGTTGTGGCGGCCGCTGCTCAAAATGCT